GAGGATGGGGCGGGGCCGGGATCGGACGGCTGCTGGGCGAAGGCCGCTCCGGAGAGGGCGAGCAGGATCGTCAAGGCGAGGGCTGGGCGCATGCTCGGACCGTGTCCGCCGCGTCTGGCGCGCGGCCACCGACTTGTGGTTGTGAAGTGCAGGTTCAAGTGGCACTGCGGCGTGACGCGGGATTGAGTGGGATTTCGTGGGATTGTGCGGAACTTCCAGTCGCAGCTTCAGCGAGTTAGCGGAGGTTTCGAAGGACGCTTAGCGTTTGAGGCGACCGCAAGTTCATATGGCACACCGCTGCGACCTATCTGCACTGCCGAGGCGGCGCTTCCCTGTAGGCCTGACGCAATCGGCGGTCTAGGTGGGATGATTGGCGCAGGTTGATCCTGTTCGGCCATATTTGGACGATCTATGAACGGAAACCGGCACTTAGATCCATCCCACCTGAGAGCTAGGTGGGATGCTAGGTGGGATGCTGCTCTCAGTGTCTTCGTAGTGAACCGTGGCGAGCGATCCGCCGGTTGATGAGAGCGGTTCTCTGCGGGCAGAGTGAACTGCACTCCATACCTCAGCCTAAGGCGAAGTGATGAACACGGCTGGACCTAGCTATGCACCAGAGAATGAGTACCTGTTCATAGATGGAGGATGCCTGCGCGCAGCGTGCAGTAGAATATGCAAAGAGATTTTTGGTGATGGTGATGCCTATAGGCCTTTATTGAAACCTCTCGGCGGCTCTCATTATCGTAAGATTTTCTACTACGATGCTGTATCCGGAAAGAATTATAGCGAGCCTCAAGCTGCCTACGAGGCAAGAGTTCAGCCAGAATATGAACGCATTGAAAAAATTCAGGCACTAGATCGCGTTCACGTCGCACTTGGCGAGATCGTAGGTACCAACAAGAGGCAGAAGGGGGTGGATGTTCGCTTGGCAGTTGATATGATGACGCATGCCTTTAGAGGTAATATTACCAGGGCGACTTTGTTTGCTGGAGATGCTGACTTTGTTCCTCTTATTCGGGCGTTAGTGGCTGAAGGTCTTCAAGTGACATTGTGGCACCCAGACCAGGCAAGTGAGAAGTTGAAGCGTGCGGCGGACAGCACAAAATTGTTCAACTTTCAAAATAATCTAGAATTTTTCAGCTTGGATGAGGAAGATCGGGCGTTCTTCTTGAGTAGAAATGGGGCGCAAAGCTCGCCGCCGCAAGATGCGAACGTAGTAATCTTGAACGATGGCAGGAAAATAGCCGGGAGATGGCGCGGGGACAGTCTGGTGATATGGCTGCACAATGGATCGTATGAGTGGAATTCATTCCATCTTGCTGCGCCAAACAGCAGCCTAAAGAACGCTCTACGTGCAATCGACGCCCTTCTATGCTTGAAAATTGCCGAAACTGCCGAGGAATGGATACAGACTTAGTCGAGGTATTCGCTCATGGCGGTGATGATTTTGGATCCGCACTGGAGGTGTCGCAAAAATAAAGCCGGACATCATCAGCGTTTGGCCGCTCACCACACCGGCGGCAACGTAATCGCTTGATGACACGTTCGTAGTCGCTGTTCGCGGGCAGCTTCAGGTAGGCCCAGAGCAGGATCGCGCCCATCCGGCATGAGCGGCAGTAGCTCTGCAGGCCATGCCAGCCCCTGGCCTGCAGCTCGCCGAGGGTTGGCATTTTAGAAGGGCAGAAGATCGAGGAACGCCTCAGGCACTCTCCCAATCACCTTGAGAAGCACTGGCTGCTCGAACTCAGCCAAGGCAGGGTTCCCGTCCTGCCGAATTGCCACCGCTCCGGCCTTGCCCTGTGCGATGCGCTCCACTTTCCGCAGAGCGTGCGCTTCATCATTGGCGGACTGCGGTGGGTCCGCCTCAAGTCCCTTCCCCTTCTCCCGAAACGACTGGACTTTGAACGAATGTTTTGCGCCCTTTGCCAAGTCCACCTCCTGAAGTTGCAGAGGCATCGTGCGCCAGGAACAAAAAGGGAACAAGGCGGCCAATGGGGATATTCACGCCCGGTGTGGATGGGTGTGGACGAAGGGTTTTAAATTAAGCAGCAGCAATCAGTTACGAGAGATGGCATTTCAGAGGCTTACTTGTCGGAAACCGTGGCCTCGAACGAGTAGCCGTCCTTGCCCAGGCTCAGTTCATACCGTGCGTGGCTCGTTTCAACCACGGATGAGCCACCCATTGCGCGGCCTGCGGCTAGTAGCCGGTCGGCGATGGATAAGACCGCGGCATCGTCATCGGTCGCCTCGACGGTGGCGATGACGGTCGACAAGCCAAGGACCGCCGTGTTGCTGAGTTCATACCGAGAGTTGTAGCTCGGCCGGGCGCTGATCCGCGATACACGATCGGATCCAACCGGCCACCATAGCCGGTATAGAAGCGAATAGAGATGATAGTTGCAAGAATTGATTTCGTTGCCGTCTCTATCTGTGCTCTGACAGTTGCCTCTCTGGAAGCTGCCTCTCAGGCCTTTTGCGGCTAATAGCTCTGTGACGTGAGTGGCAAAAGTCTGATTGTCGAAGGGGAAAGATCCTGCGGCTTTCGAAACCGGCTGCGCCATAGCGGCTGTCGCGCAGGCGCTTGTCGCGAGGCTCAGGATCAGGAGCCTCAGATCGTTCGACCGTACCATGCAATGCGCCCTTGGAAGCTCAGGTCACCGACCTCATCGCGTCGGATGGTCTCCGAGGGATAGCGATCGTTGTCCGAGAGCAGGATCATGCCCCCGCCTGCAAGGAAATTCACCCGCTTCACAATGACCAGGCCGTTGCTCACGAGCGCGTAGATTTTGCCGTGGACGACGTCGCCGAAGCCGCGATCCACGAGCATCAGATCGCCGTCCTGAATGGTCGGGTACATGCTGTCGCCTTCGGCCTGTAGCAGTTCGGCATCCTCGGGCGTGATGTTCAAGGATCGGAGCCAGGCTCGGCTGAACAGGAAGTGCTCTGCCGCCACCGTTTCAGCAGGCAGGCTGGCGCGGCCGCGCCCTGCGGACGCGCGGACCTCCAGGAAGGGTACCGGTACAAAGCCATCTGGAATTCCGGAATTGGCACGGATCAGTGCCGGTTCTCGTCCGAGTAGCTCATCGACCGAGATGCCGGCCGCGTCGGCGATCTGGATCGCCACGCCAAGCTTCAGCGCTGTTCCTGACAGATAATTGTTCAGCGAACTCAGCGGGATGCCGGACTTGCGTGAAAACGCAGCGTTGCCGCCCCGCTCCTCCACGATCGCCTTCAGGCGCGTGCGGATCGCCATGTCAGTACTGGCCTCAGTCGCTCTCTTTTCCGGCACCTCAGCCTCGCTGCGTGCCGGATCTGGGTTGACCATTAATTCCAGATCCGGCATGGTTCTAACAAGTGAGTCTTAAAACGAAGGTTAACCCGTGGCCCTCCCTCGGAGAAGTGGCATGGCAGCCGCTCGGAACTGGGATCAACCGGCCATTCTGGCCGAGATCCGGCGACGCGGCTCCTCGATTTCGGAGCTGTCGCGGGAAGCCGGCCTCAACCGAGGCACCCTCTATTCTGCGTTCTACAAGCGCTACCCGAAGGGTCAGGCGCTCATAGCGACGTTCCTCGGGGCGAGCCGTCACGAGATCTGGCCGCATTGGTACGGCCCGAATGACGAACTGCTCCCGCTCCAAGGCGCTCGTGGGCGGGCTGCCTGATGGACACTCTGCCGCGCCCCGCCCTCCCCGCTCCTGCGCGTCCGGCTGACTTCGGACCGCGCATCGTTCCGATCCCGCTCGACGTGATCTTCGTCGGCGATCGCCTCCGCGACATCGACCCCGCCTGGGCTGCTGCTCTCGCTGCAGACTTCGATGCTGGCGGCGAGCCGCCGCCGATCGTGGTTCGTCGGCCGGAGCCGGGCGAGGGACTGGAGCACGAGTTTGCTTTGGTCGCCGGTGGGCATCGGTACGAGGCCTTCCGCCTGCTCGATCGCGCGACGATCCTTGCAGAGATCCGGGACATCACGCGCCTGCAGGGGCGCCTGGTGGAGATCGAAGAGAACCTGTTCCGGCATGAGCTGAACGCCCTTGATCGGGCCGTCTTCCTCGCGGAGCACAAGCGAGTTTGGAGCGACCTTAATCCCGAGGTGTCCCACGGCGGGGATCGCAAATCGGGGAAGGGCAAAATCAAGTCGCAAGGTTTGCGACTTGATCCGAAGCGCTTCACCCTGGAGGCCGCGGAGCGGTGTGGTCTCTCGGAGCGCACCGTCCAAGCGGCCTTGGCCCTGGTGGAAGCGCTGTCGCCGGAGGCAGTCGCGCTCCTTCGCGGCACCCCTACCGCACGCAACGCTTCCGAGCTGCAGCGCATCGCGCAGGAGCCGGCGGAAAATCAGGTCGCGCTCTCTCGCATCCTGCGCGAGGGCAAGGCCGAGAGTGTCGCGAAGGCGAAGATCGCCTCGGGCACAGCCCCGACCGGTGAGGGCGACCTCCAGGAGGATCTGTTCCGGCGGATCTGCTCGCTCTGGGAGCGGCTCGACGCGAAGAACCGGAAGCGGTTCGCCAAGCATGCCGACCTCATGGAGCCGACCGAGAATTGGCTCCGCATTCACGGTCGGGGGCGCTCGTGAAGCTCTGGCTCACGGCGGCCGAGATCGCCGCCCTCGCTCTGCCCGGGCTTCCCGGCACGAAGCGCAACGTCAACGCCATGGCCGAAACCCTCGGCTGGGCTGATCGCCAGGGTCTGTGTCGCAAGCGGAAGCACTCCGGCGGCGGTCTCGAGTACCATCTCGATCTTCTGCCGCCGGACGCGCGCCGCGCCTACGTCTCGCGGCTCGTCGCCGAACCCGTCCCGGCCGACACCATGGCTGCGGCTGAGGCCGAGCCGACTGCCGCTGCCCTACGCGATGATGCTGCCGAGGCCCGGGATGCCCGGCTGGCCATTCTCGCCGCCGCTGAGAAGATCTTCACCGAGGCGAAGCTCCCGCGCTTGCATTGCGACCTGCTCTGCGTCGCCGATTATAGGGCCGGGCGCCTCGTGCTGCCCGAGTGGGTCCGGGAGCAGATCCCGTCCCTGACACTCCGCAGCCTCCAACGCTGGAGGGCCGCGCAGAGAGCCGGCGCCACCGTGCGGCTGGCCGTCGATCGCGGCGCCGCTCGGCGGGGCTCCGGCATCCTCGACACGGCCGAGGACGGCCAGGTGCGGATCTACGCGCTCGCGCTGATCGCCAAGCAACCGCACCTGTCGGCGGATCACGTCCGAGAGATGCTCGCTGCTCGCTTCGGGGAAACCCTGACGGTCATCCGGGCCGGAGGGGTCGTGAAGCGAGTGCCGCTGCCGCCCGTCCGCACCCTGCAGGGGGCGCTCTCGACCTGGCGTAAGACCGAGAAGGTGGCGTTGACGGCGCTCACCAATCCCGACGCGTTCAAGAGCCGTTACAGGGTCGCTGGGTCGAATACTGACGCCTCGATCATCCGCCTCGATCAGCTCTGGCAGATCGACGCCTCGCCGATGGACGCGCTCTGTGTCGACGGGCGGCACAGCGTCTACGCCGCCATCGATATCTACTCGCGGCGGATGGTGCTCTACGTCTCGAAGACGCCGCGCGCCTCTGCGGTTGGATTGCTGCTCCGCAAGGCGCTGCTCGCCTGGGGCGTCCCGGAGCGGATCAAGACTGATAACGGCAGCGATTTCACCGCCAAAGCCTCCGAGCGTCTGTTCGCCAGCCTCGGCATCGAGCGCGAGCTTTCCCCGGCATTCACGCCGGAAGCCAAGGCTTTCGTCGAGCGCGCGATCGGCACCTTCCAGCGCGATCTTGGACCGCTCCTGCCCGGCTTCATCGGTCACAGCGTGTCGGACCGGAAGGTCATCGAGGCGCGCAAGGCCTTCGCCCAGCGCCTCGGGGAGAGTGATGCCGATGCCTTCGCTGTCGAGCTGACCGGCGCCGAGCTGCAGGGCTACGTCGATGCCTGGGCCGACAGTCGGTATCAGCATCGGCCGCACTCCAGTCTCGACGGCACGACGCCCTATGCGGCGGCCATGGCCTACACCGGCCGGCGCCGCCGGATCGAGGACTTGCGAGCGCTGGATATGCTGCTCGCCCCTGTGGCCGGCCGGGATGGTCTGCGCACAGTCGGCAAGCAGGGCATCCTGATCGACCGGAGCCACTACCTGGCGCCCTCGGTGTTGCCCGGTACGCAAGTCTTCGTCCGCATGGATCCGGCGGACCTCGGCCGCGCCTACCTCTTCGCGGTCGATGGCGGCCAGTACCTCGGCGAAGCCACCTGTCCGGAGATCCTCGGCGTCAATCCGGTCGAAGCTGTCGCCCGCGCAAAGAACGCTCAGAAAGACCTGATCGATGTGGCCACCGCGCAGATCAAGCGCGAGGCCCGCAAGATCAAGCCGCGCGATTTCGCGGATGTGATCCTCGGCCGCGCCGCGCAGGCCTCCGGCAATCTCGTCGCCTTCCCGCGCGCATCGGACGCCCACACCACACCGGAGCTGGCGGCCGCACTCGATGCGCTCGCCGAGCCCGCCCCGCCTGCAACCGCCGAGACGCCGACCGCGGCCGCCCTGCGCGCCCAGGTCGAGGCCGATCTCGCCGGGCCGGCTGAGGGCAACGTCACCCCAATTCGGCGGTCGGAGACGCCTCAGCAGCGCTTCCGTCGAGCCCTGGACCTCCTCGCCCGGATCGCAGCCGGCGAGGACGTGGAGACCGCCGAGGCCCTCTGGCTCGGCGGCTACCAGCTCAGCTCGGAATTCAAGGGCCTCCAGGCGGCCTTCGATGATTTCGGCGAGGCGGCGCTTCGGTAGTCGCCCGAACGAAAAAAGCCCCGGCGCAAAGACCGGGGCATCAGTAGTGAACAGGGAACATCATGAGCATCGAAGGGACGCAATACAAGCCAGCCAGCTACGCCGCCCTCAAGAACGTGGTGGCGATGATGATGTTGGTTAAGAAGCTGCAGGGTCGCGGCCCGCACCTTCCGAACATCGGCGTGATGTCGGGCTTCTCCGGCTACGGGAAGACCTGGGCGTCAATCTACGCGCAGAACAAGACGCGCGCCGTGCGCGTCGAGGTCGGCGACAGCTGGAACCGCAAGACGTTCCTGCGAGCCATTCTGCGCGAGCTGGGCATCCAGGAGCCGAAGGGCACGGTGGCCGATCTGGCCGAGCGTGCCGTGGAGCTGCTCGGGGAGAAGTTCGATCGGCCCCTCATGATCGACGAAGCGGACAAGCTCGTCGACAAGGGCATGATCGAGCTGGTGCGCGAGCTGGCGGAGTACAGCCAGGCGCCCGTGATCCTCATTGGTGAGGAAGCGCTCCCCAGCAAGCTCGTGCGGTTCGAGCGCGTGCACAACCGCGTGCTCGACTGGACGCTGGCGCAGCCCTGCGACCTGGAGGACGTGCGCAAACTCGCCGAGATTTACACCCCGAACATCAAGATCGCCGACCGCCTCCTGGAGCGCCTGCGCGATATGAGCGAGGGGCGCGCCCGGCGCGTGGTGACCAACCTCGATCACATCGCCGAGTGGGCCCGCAACCACGGCGCTGCCACGGTCGACGAAGGGTACGACGGGCCGATCTTCACCGGTCAGCCCCCTGCCCCGCGCAAGGCCTCCTTCGGCGTTCGGAGGGTCGCGTGATGGTGGCGCTCGGCGGAAGCCCCCAGGCTTTCTGGGACCGGATGCGCGCTCTCAGCCGAACGCGTGACGGCTTCACCATCGGAGACGTGCTGGAAAAGTTCCGGGCCGCGGACATGCGGACCGTGCAGCATTACGTGCGCAACCTCGTCCAGGTCGGCGCGGTCGCGGCGATCGGCGAGCGCCGGACTGAGCGCAACCGCGTTGCACGGGTCTACCGGGTTAACCTTAACGGCGCGACCGACCCTATCGCACGAAACTGTGCCCTCCCGGCCCAGCCCGGACGCGTGCAGCAGCAGATTTGGACCGCAATGCGCGGGATGGGTGGCTTCACCCCTCACGAGTTGGCGGTCCAGGCCTCGACCGACGAGATCGGCGTCAGCCGTGCCGTGGCACGGGACTACGCCGCAGCCCTGGCGCAGGCCGGCTACCTCCAGGAGCTGTCGCCCCGGCAGGGCCGGAAGCCCGCTGTCATGCGGCTGAAGCCCGGCATGAACACGGGCCCGGTTCCGCCGGCCGTCTTATCCGCGGGCGGCGTCCTCGACCGCAACCGCAATCAGGTTTTCGGCGGGGGTGATCTGTGAGCCGCCAAGCCAAGCCGACCTTCGCCGACAAGGCGCGGGAGGCATGGGGCGAAAGACTGCCGCCTGAGGTGGCAGCTCTCGCGGAGTACGCGGATGCCCGCACGGGGGCGGCTGCCGCGGCGGCCATCGGCTACTCGCCGGGCCTCGTCAGCCACGTGATCGGCAACCGCTATCCCGGCGACATGCCGACCGTGATCGAGAAGATCCGTGGCGCTCTGATGGGCTTCGAGGTCGCCTGCCCAGTGCAGGGCGAGATTGGCCGGGACCAGTGCCTGGAAAATCAGAAGCTGCCCTTTGCCGCCACCAGCGCTGCCCGAGCCCGGCTGTATCGCGCCTGTCGCTCGAACTGCCCGCACTCGCGCTTGAAGGGGGCTTGAATGGCCGACACTGCCACACACACGCTGCCTGATCCGGTCGCCTATCTCGAAAGCGCCATCCACCTCTTCTCGGACGGTGCGCGCGATCCGGCCGGGCTGCAGCTTGATCCTGAGCTGTGCCGTGGTCTCGCAGAAGGCCTCGGTGACGTCCTGGATGGCTTGGAGCTGTTCATCGCCCTCGCAGCAGAGGTGCGCGCCGCCGTAGGTCCGCTACCCGCCCGGCGGACGGCTGCCGAGCGGCGGATCCTCGCCAGCATGGCGCAAGCGCTCGATCCGGACGGCCGCGTGGTGGCCTTCCCGGTGTTCTCGGCGGGGGCTTGAGCCATGACGATCAAGCTCCTGTCTGTCGAAGAGACTCTGGCCGCCGCTGCTCTGGCGTGCGGCCGGGCGAACAGGCCGCCCTTTGATCCCCGACGCGCGCTCGACGGGTTGTCCGCCACCGCCATCATCTCGTTGGTGGTACTGGCCGGCCAGCTCGACGCCATCGCGAAAGCCTCGGCGCGCACCGAGGACACCTGGCGCCGCGCCAACGACGGCGAAGCCAGCGCGCAGGAAGCCGCTGACGCTGCCGTCGACCTGATCCGGCTTCTTTCGGACGCCGGCTACCTCCCCCTTCCCCCCGCTCCCGCAACAGAGGAGGCCGCCCATGCCCAGGGCTAAGACGAAGGCCGCCGGCACGAACCTGCCGGTCCCCCAGAGCGATGCAGAGGCCGAGCAGCTGATCGCCCGGCTCGGCGTCCTGCAGCGCGAGGATGCCGCCGCGCAGGCCGTCCACGATGCTCAGGTTGCAGCGCTGGAGGAAAGGCGCGGCATCGCTGTGAAGGTGTTCCAGGAGGTCCAAGGCGTCATCGTGGACGCGCTGAACGTCTGGGCTACCGCCAACCGGGAGCGCCTGACCCAGGGCGGCAAGATCAAGACGGTGCAGCTGCCGACCGGCACCATCCTATGGCGGGATGGGCGGTACGCCGTGAAGCACCGCGGCATGAAGAACGAAGACGTGGTGGCGGCGATCGAGGCTCGTCTTGCTGAGGTCCGCGATGCTCTCCGAGCGGCCGGTAGGAACCGCGACATGCGCACGGCGCTCGTAAGCGAGCGCGACGCCCTGGCCGGGTTCCTTCGCCAGAAGGTCGAGCCGAACAAAGACGCCATGCTCGCCAACCGCGAGCTGGCGGAGACGATCGAGGGCGTGACGGTCCCACGCGGGCCCGAGGAATTCGCCGTCGAGCCCCTCGCCTCGCAAATCCGCGAGGTGGCGTGATGGCCTACCGCGCTACGCTCCACGCCCTGGAATGGCTGGCGGTCTCCGCCGCGACGGCCCTCCTGGCCCTGTCCGTTGCTGATGTGTCGGCGATCTGGATCGCCTCCACCGGGCTAGCGCTGATCTGCGCCAGCCTCCTGCGCGGCCTAGCTCTCCGGCGCATGTCGGCCGACCGGTTCGATGTCGTGCTGTCGACGTTCCGCGCCTCGGCGCCGGGTCGCGCGGTCAACGACGATGGGGGGGCTGCTTGAGCGCCATCGGTCTCACCCCGAACCAGAACCGGCTCCTGGCCTTCATCACCGCCGAGGTCGAAGCTGGCCGCTCGCCTCCGACCTTCGATGAGATGGCCGCCCATATGGGCCTCGCATCGAAGTCCGGGATCCACCGGCTGATCTCGGCGCTAGAGGAGCGCGGACACGTCCGTCGCCTCCGAAACCGCGCCCGCGCCATTGCCCTCACGAGCGGACCCACCGTCCAGGTCGTATCGGCGCCGGTGGCGTCGGCACCTCCTGAGAAGCCACGCCTCGGCATCCCGCGTCCGGTGGCAGAGCAGCTCACCGCCTACTGCCAACGCCGCCGGCTTGCCGCTCGCGACGTGCTGGCCGCTGCCCTCATGGCCTACATGGAGGGACATCCATGAGCGCGCGGGCCATCTCACCCGAGCAGATCCGAGCGATCCACGCGATCAAGACGCGCACGTGCCTGCCGGATAGCTCCTACCGCGGCATGCTCGCAGCCTACGGCGTGGAGACGTCGAAGGATCTCACTCGCGACGATGCCGAGCGGCTGATCGTCCGGATGCGTGACATCCCCGGTGCTTCAACCCCGGTTCAACGGTCGAAGGCGTCGGGTAAGTACGCCGGCAAGCTCCAGGCGATGTGGCTCGCTCTGTTTAACCTCGGCGCAGTGGACGACCGCCGTGATAGCGCGATGCACGCCTTCTTGGAGCGGCAGACCGGCGTCCAGCACACCCGGTTCCTGCAGCAGGCGTCCGAAGCCCACAAGGCGATCGAGGCCCTGAAGGGCTGGCTGATCCGAGAGGGTGTGGTCTGGCCGGCGATCAGCGGCGATCCCGGCGTCGACCGTATCGCCATGAAGCGCGCCGTCTTGCGGGCGCAGTGGCAGCGTCTGACCTCCCTCGGCGCCGTGCGCGCTTTCGGTGATCCGGCGGACTGCGACGGCCTCGCTGATTACGTTTCGGCAGTCGTCTTCGGCTCGCCGCGGCGCATCAGCTCGATCGAGGCGCCGAACCTGGAGGCGTCGCACCTCGACAGCGCGGCCTCCGCCCTTGGCGCCAAGATCCGGAAGACCCAGGCTCCGGCGGAGGTGCGTCATGCGAGTTGATCGCACCACTCGGGCTTCCTGGTGGACCAATCCGATCTTCCGTGAGCAGGAGCAGGAGATCGAGCAGCTGCGTTCGGAGAATGCGAGGCTCCGCGCACTGCTCAAGCCGCCGACGTACGGCTTCCCGGCGAAGTGGCGCCTTACGCCTCAGCAGCGCGTCTTCCTCTCGGCGCTGTATGCCGAGGCCGGCTGCGTCTCCTATGATCGTCTGTCTCGCGCCCTTGGGGGTGAGACCGGTGGGCCGAGCCGTCTGCATCTCGGCGTCATCGTGGCCAACATCCGGCGCAAGACGGCTCAGTACGGGGTCGAGATCGAGGCGTACTACGGCCAGGGTTATGGTCTCAGCGTCGAGGGCCGGAGCTTCGTCCGCATCGCCGTCGAGGCGGTCGCCGCGATGCGGGTGGCCTAGCGATGACGCTATCAACTCCCCAGCCGGCAGAGTTCGACTGCTGCGAGTGCGGCAATCACATCCTGCTGTTCAGCCCGTCTGGCCCGCCAGAGCCACCGCTCTGCGGCCTCTGTCAGCACATCCCGGGCTGGTTTCGCCACCCCCAGCTTCGCGCCGTCCTGGATCCAGCGCACGACGGCCGGGAAGTCTGTGAGCGGGAGGGGCCGCTGTGAGCCCTGACAGCCACGGCCTCCCCGGGGTCCTCGGCGAGATCGCGGAGATCGCCGGGCTTGAGGCGGCGCTGGCTGTTGCCGACAAGGTTGGCGGAAGCCGGGCCTACATCGCCCGCCGTCCTGATGCGAACCATTGGCTCGTGCGAGCGGTCGGCGAGGAAGCGGCCGCCAAGATCGCGGACTACTTCACCACTGGCCGCACCGGAGCCGAGATCGATTTCCCGATCGGGCCCGCCAGCTCGTACCGCAGCGAGCGTCGCCGTCGGCGGCAGAAAATCGCGGGATTGGTCGCCGAGGGCTTGTCGAACCGGGAGGTTGCCCGTCAAGCTGGTATGACGCGCCGCGGCGTGGTGATGTTCAAGGCGCGCCACCGGGATAAGGGCGACGATCCGCAGGGCGATCTGGGCTTCTAGGGCCATCAGAGGGAACACGCTTCCCCCGTCTGTGAGACGCTGAATTCTGGGATTTGGAGGGACCGGCAGGGCCACGCCCTTCCCCTCTCCCAGAGCCCCGATCATGACCCCTGCCGCGATCCAGACGAGGCTGATCCAACTCGGCTTCGACCTCGGGCCTTCCAAGGCCGATGGCGTTTGGGGACGCCGCAGCATTGCCGCCCTCAAACAGTTCCAGGGCAGCCACGGCCTCAACCCCGATGGCGTTGCCTCTCGCGCCACCCTCGCCCTGCTCTTCCCCGAGGATCCCGCTCCCGTCCCGGTGCCTGTCTGGTACGCTGAGGCACAGCGCCTGAAGGGCACACGCGAGACCGCCGGTTCGAAGTCCAACCCCGTCATCCTGGCCTGGGCGCAGAAGCTCGGCGGGTTTGCGGCCCGCTACTATCGCGATGACGCCACCCCGTGGTGCGGCCTCTTCGTGGGGCACTGCATCGGCGTGACCCTGCCCGACGAGGTGCTGCCGTCCAATCCGCTCTCCGCGCTGGCTTGGGGCAGCTTCGGCGAGGCGGTGCCGAGTGGCCGTGTTGGCGCGGTGTGCGTGTTCAAGCGCAAGGGCGGCGGCCACGTCGGCTTCTACGTCGGCGAAGACGCTCAGGCGGTCCACGTGCTGGGCGGCAATCAGTCCGACAACGTCACGATCGCCCGCGTGGATAAGGCGCGCCTCGTTGGCCTGCGCTGGCCGAAGACGGCCCCGGCGCCGGCGCCCGGCGGCGCGCGTGTCCTGGAGGCACGAGGCCAGCTCTCCACCAACGAGGCCTGATCGGCCCCGCCCCCGGCCGCCGTTGAAGGTGGCTTCAAGCCAGAGGACTGTTCGATGAGACAGCTTGGGTTTCTGCTGTGCGGCTTCAGTGCTGCCCTCATGTTCTCGCTCGCATCCGCGAGTGTCGGCATCGCCCTCCACGGGGCGCCGTACGCGTCCGTGCTGATGCCGGTGGCCACGTGGGGGCTGCCGATGGCCGTCATCTTCGCTGTGGCGTGTGTGCTTGTACGGCCGTCTCTCCGGTCGATCGCGGTGCTGAATGCCCTGGCGTTCGCTGCGATCGCCGGCGCGGTGCTGTGGCCGGTCTATGCGATGGCGCAGGAGGCTGGCGGCACGACCATCAATGCCGGCAGCCTGTTCTCCGACGTGCGCGGCACGATCGAGACGGTGGCTGGCGTCGTCGTCTTTGGCGTCCTCGGGCTACTGTCCGCGCTGGTGAAGAAGAACCTGGGCCTCAGCATCGATGGCAAGATGCGGGACACGCTGCAAAGCGCGGCCATGAACGGCGTCCATCTCGGGCTCGACAAGGTTCAGAGCTATGCGGACACCAAGAACCTCGACGTAAAATCGAAGATCATCGCAGATGGCATCGGCTACATCAGACAGTATGCCCCGCAGGCTGTAAAGCACTTCGGCCTCGGGGAAGACGATCTGGCCGCCATCGTGAAGGCAAAGCTGGCCCAGCTTCAGCCGGCCGAGGTCGCTGCGGTCGCGAAGGCGACGGGTGCTTAGCGCTCTTAGCTCCTTCGCCGTCTCCTTCCTGGTCCGGTTCGCCCTGGATGCCTTTGAGGCCTGGCAGGCGAACCGCACGGCGATCGCGAGCGGCCGCGCCGAGGCCGTAGCCGAGGGATCGCAGGCCGCCCTGCAGTCCATCGACACGGCCCACCAGGAAGAGACGGCGGCTGAGGTCGCTCACCGCGCCGACCCAAGCGACGCGGCCTTCGATCCGGACTTTCGGAGGGACTGACATGCCGCCCTGCATCGGCTTCCTCGTGTGCTTCGGCGCCCTACAGGCGACCCCGCCGGCCGCCGCCCCCTACTGCGACATCGCGCGACCGATCTACTGGTCAGCCAAGGACACGCGCGAGACCAAGGAACAGGCTGACCGGGAGAACCGGAAGTGGAAGCGGCTCTGCGGGACGAAGGCTTCGAAGGAGACGGCCCGGTGAGACGCTCCGTTGCTGGCGCGGTGACCCCGCTTGTTCGCTTCGTGGAATGGCTGTTCGGGCAACCTGCGCCCGGGCTGGATCTCGGCCTGTGCCTGTTCGCGGGCGGCTGGGGCTACCTCATGATCACCCGGCCGGCGCTGTTCGATGTCGGCCAGTTCGTCGGCATGCAGTGGCTGGCCGATCAGGTCTGGATCACGTTCTTCTGCGCGCTCGCCGTAATGCATGCCGCCGGCTGTGTCCGGCCGGGCTGGCGGGCGCTCCGGGTCGCGGCCAACCTGCTGTCGGCCTGGATCTGGATCTCGGTCGCGGGGAGCTTCTACCGCGTCGAGCTGACCACGGGCGTATTCGCCTACTCCGTCGTCGGCTTCGGGGCGCTGTGTGGGGCGATCTACATCGCCGGGCTTCCGCGCGCCGGGACCTGACCATGTGGGCGGAGATCGAAGGCCCCGCCATCCGGATCATCGAGGCGACGGGCCCGACCGGCGCGATCGTCGCCGCCGTCCTGGTGGCACTGGCGCTCGTGGTCATCATCCTCGCGAAGTTCGGCGGCCTGTTCGACAACTCCCGCAACGAGGTCCTCAAGACGGACTTCATCGGCCGCCTCGTTGCCGAGGTCGACAAGTTCTCGGAGCGGGAGAAGGAGCTGCGCCGCGAGGCGGATCGCCTGGAAGCCGAGAACGATCGGCTGAAGGACAAGATGCGCGAGCTGCAGACCCAGGGCATCCTGATGCGCAATCAGCTGCGTCGCGCCATCGATCTCCTGCGCGCGGTCCGCGAGGGGCGCATGTCGCCCGACGCGATCGCGGCGGCCGACACGATCGAGGTGGTGTCGTGAACGCAGCGAGCTTCCCCGACGTGTGGATCGCTGTCGGCGCCGGCGTGTTCGTCGCGGTGCTGTTCCTTTTGGCGCTGCTGGTCCCGCGGCGGGTGGCCCCGATCCGGTCCACGGACATCAAGCTCGACGACGTGAAGTCCCGCCTGGACGAGGTCGAGCGCAAACAGAACCAAGCGGATCACGATCTGCGGAATGTCCGCATGACGGTCCAGGGGCTCGCGACGAAGGACAGCGTCGGCGCTGTCGCTCTCCAGGTCGCCGAGATGCGCGGCGAGGTGAAAGGCCTGGTCACGAACACGGCGGCGACAACCCGATCGATCGAGAGGATCGAGGACTTCCTCATGAAGTCCACGGCGGACGTCATCGCCCAGGCAAAAGTGAGCGAGAGCAAGACATGAGCAAGCCGGATTTCAGCCGCCACATGGAGGAGGATGCCCGCCTCATCATCCTCAAGGAACTGGTCGCCCAGGAAAACTACACCCTGAGCGACACGATCCTGCAGAAGGTGGTGGAGGCGTTCGGGCACAACCGCAGCCGCGATTGGGTCCGGACCCAGCTTCGCAAGATGGCCGAGCTTGGCGCCGTCACCCTGAAAGACGTCGGATCGGTGATCCTGGCGACCGTGACTGACGCCGGGCAGGACCATGTGCTGCGGCGCTGCCGGATCGAGGGCATCGCCCGCCCGTCCGCCGGGGTCTGAGATGCGCGACGGCCCTCCCATGCACCGAGTACTCGACGCGGCAGACCGCGCCGAAGCTCGCTCGGAGCGCGCAAAGGAGCCCCGGCGCGAAGGGCGCGGCCGGTTGTCGAGCATGGATCTTCTGCCTGAGGAGGCGCAGGAGGATGTGCTCTGGGCGGTCGGCGAGTTGAACAAGCGCGAGAAGACGATCGACGCGATCCTGTTCGAGTTCAACGACCGGTTGGCAGCCAAGGACATCGATCCGATCTCGCGCTCGGCCTTTCACCGCAAGTCGCTCAAGCTCGCGGCCATGTCCAACCGGCTCAACGAGGCGCGGCACATCTTCCACGGGCTGGCCCCGCAGTTCACGGCCGAGAAGGTCGATGAGCACACCGTGGTGTTGGGCGAGTTCATCAAGCTCCTGATCTTCGAGCTGGCGCAGGCTGAGGGCGGCGATCTCGGTACGAAGGGCGCCATGGAGCTGGCCCGGGCGCACCTCGCCGTCATCCAGGGACAGAAGATCTCCTCGGATCGCCGGGCGAAGCTTGAAGCCGATTTCAAGAAGGACGCTGCCGCCGCGATCGAGAAGGTCACCAAGACGCGCGGCGTCTCGGCTGAGGTCGCTGAGGATCTGCGCCGGCAGCTCTTCAACGTCCCGCAGGAGGATGGCCGTGGGGCGTGAGATCTCGCGCGACGCCTGGGCGGAGATGCGCCGGCAGACCGGCCGGGCAACGTCGGGCGACTGGCGCCGCTCGACGCCGCTCCTGTCCTACCAGGCGGAGATCAGCGACCGTTGCCGCACTCACAGCGTCGTGTTCGTGGAGAAGAGCCGCCGGACCGGCGCGACCTTCGGCGCGGCGGCCGACGCTGTGCTGCGCTCCGGCTCGGCGCGCAACGCCGGCGGCATGGACACGCTGTACATGGGCACGTCGGCCGACATGGCCCGCGAGTTCGTGGACGCGGCGGCCGAATGGGCGCGGCGGCTCGGCCAGACGATCGAGGCGCAGGGCGAGACCCTGTTCGACGATGGCACCGAGAAAGGGATTAAGGCGACCCGGATCGACTTCGCCTCCGGCTTCTCGATCGTGGCGCTGCCCTCGACGCCGCGCGGCCTGCGCGGCCGCCAGGGCTTCGTGATCATCGACGAAGCCGCGTTCGTGGACGATCTGCGCGAGGTGCTGAAGGCGGCGATCGCGCTGACGATGTGGGGCGGCCGGGTGCTGGTCATCTCCACCCACAACGGCGCCGGCAACCCGTTCGCCGAGACGATCAACGACATCCGTGCCGGCCGGCGGCCCTATGGCTTGGTGCGCTTCGACCTGGACGAGGCGCTGTTTGCCGGCCTGTACGAGCGCATCTGCCTCGTCTCGAATGGTCGCCAGGTGTGGTCGCCGGAGGCTGAGGCCGACTGGCGCGAGAACCTGATCCAGACTTATGGCGACGGCGCGGACGAGGAGCTGTACGTCGTCCCGAGCCAGGGCGGCGGTGTGGTTCTGCCGCGGGTTCTCGTCGAGGCCTGCGCCAGCAAGGCGGTGCCGGTGGTCCGGCTGTCGCACCCGATGAGCTTCAAGCTCCTTTCGATCGAGGTCCGTGAGGCGACGATACGGGAGTGGTGTGAGCGCGAGCTGGAGCCGCACCTCGACACGCTGGACAAACGCTTCAGCCACGCCCTCGGCGGCGATTTCGGCCGGGTGTCCGATTTGACGGTGTTCTGGCCGCTGACGATCCAGAAGGATCTGCATCGGCAGACGCCGTTCCTGGTGGAGCTGCAGAACATCCCGTTCGAGCAGCAGCGCCAGATCCTGTTCTTCATCTGCGATCGGCTGCCCCGGCTCTCGGCGGTGAAGCTCGATGCGGGCGGCAACGGCGCCTACCTCGCCGAGGTCGCGACCCAGCGTTATGGGGCATACCGCGTCGAGGAGGTGAAGATCACGGCCGGCTGGTATCTGGCCGAGGTCGCGCCGTTCAAGGCGGCCTTCGAGGATCGCGCCATCACGGTCCCGGCCGATGCTGACGTGGTCCGCGACCTCGCCACCCCGGTCTACCGGTCCGGTATCCCATCGATCCCGCCGTTGCGGCTCGCCGGCGAGGGCGGCGTGAAGCGCCACTGCGATGCCTTTGTGGCTGGCGTCATGGCCTACGCAGCCAGCCGGGCCGACCCGCTGCTGATCGAGTACACGCCGGCCCATGCCGATGACGTCTCGGTTATCGGGCGGCCGGACGCGTTTCGGGGGCGGGTGCTGTGGTAGGCGACGGGCGCTCGCACTGCTGTGTGCCGTTCTGCCGGCGTAATCGCCGCGGCGAAGGCGAGACGATCTGCTGGGAGCACTGGAAGCGGATCCCGCTCGCCCGCCGGCGGGCCTACCTCCGCGCTTCGATCGAACGCTGCCCCGAGCTGCTGACACGTGAACGGCGGCCCATCCCGCGCTGGATGCGGCAGAGGCCGGAGCGCACGCTGCACCTCAGCTACACGCGCCCACGGTCGATCCGGGCGATCTGGCGCCTGTGGGATCGTCTGAAACGCGACGCCATCGAAAGGGCCCTGTGATGGCGATCCTCGGACCTGACGGAAACCCGGTCTCCACCGCCGAGCTCAACCAGGAGATCGCCGCGCCGACCCAGCTCGGCCCCCGCTCCGTCTACCGCGAGGGCGTGGCCACCGGCCTCACGCCGGAGAGCCTCGCGGCGCTCTTACAGGACGCGGCCTGGGGCTACGGCCGGCGCTACCTCACCCTCGCGGAGGAGATGGAGGAGCGCTACCTCCACTACGCCTCGCAGCTGCAGACGCGCCGGCTCGCGATCGAGGCGATCGAGCCGGTCGTTGAGGTGCCCGAGGGCACGCCGACCAAGATCGCCGATGCGGTGCACGGCCTTGTGGCGGACCCAGCCTTCCGTGAGATGATCGGCTCGCTCACTGATGCGGTGGCCAAGGGCTACAGCGCCGTCGAGCTGATCTGGGACTATGTCGACGGCTTGCTGAAGCCGGTGAAGTACATCTGGCGAGATCCACGCTTCTTCCTGCCGGATCGGCAGACGCTGTCCGAGCTGCGCCTCGTCGTCGACTATGGCTTCGAGGGCGCTCCGCTGCCGCCGGCGAAATTCGCCGTGCACATGCCGCGTTCGAAGATGGGCGTGCCGCTCCGGCGCGGCGTGGCCCGCGCGGCCGCCTTTGCCTTCATGATCCAGGGCTTCTCGCTGAAGGATTGGGTGTCCTTCTCCGAGGTTTACGGCATGCCGCTGCGCATCGGCCGCTACCCGGCGGGCGCCTCCCAGGAAGATCGCCGCGTCCTCCTGCGGGCCGTGCGCGACATCGGAACGGACGCGGCGGCGATCGTCCCAGTCGGCATGGAGATGGAGTTCGCGAAGGTAGAGGGGCAGCACGGCTCGGCCGTGTTCGGCGGCCTGATCGATTACGTCGACCGCCAAGTCTCCAAGGTCGTGGTCGGCCAGACACTGACGGCGGACGAGGGCAGCCGCGGCGGCTCCATGGCCCAGGCCAAAGTGCACAACGAGGTCCGCCTCGACATCGCCCGGGCCGACGGCCGGCAGATGGGCACGACAGCCAGCCGTGACGTGATCGCGCCGTTCGTGGCGTTCAACTTCGGGCCCCAGCGGGTCTACCCGACCGTCAGTTTCCCGATCGCGGAGCCCGACGACATCACGGCGCTCTCGAACGCGCTCGCCCAGCTCGTGCCGATGGGTCTACGGGTGAAGGCCGCCGAGATCCGCGGGAAGCTCTCGCTCTCCGATCCGGCGCCGGATGACGAGGTGCTGGCCAAGGAAGCGGCGCCATCGCCACCGGAGCCGATCGCGCTCCCGGCGCCGGTACCGGGCGGGAAATCCGCGACCCTCTCGTCGCTGGCGGGGCACGTCACTGGCTGCCGGTGCGGCGGGTGTCTCGCTCGCCTCTCGGCGGACCCGGCGGACCCGGCAGACCAGGTGGACGATGGGCTCGGCCTCACGGACGCCCTGTTGTCGACCGCGGCCGACGACTTCGCCGAGATTACAGATCCGCTGCTCGGGCCACTCGCGCTGGCCGCCTCGAAGGCGACCACGCTGGACGAGGCGCTTGCGATCATCCGGAAGCGCGGTCCGGACGGAGCTGCGCTCCTAGAGCAACTGGCGATCGCCACTGCCACAGCGCGCGGGATCGGCGATGTCAGAGACTAGGCTTATGAGCCCCTCTGCCTGGGGTTGGATCGGTGCCGTTCAGTCTCTCGGTCATCAGTGCGATCAGCTTCATGGCCACGATGATGAAGGCAATTTTGAAATTTGCCTCGTTGACCGTGCGATGCTGAGCCGGAGTAGCGATTGTAAATCCGCTACTGCTCACAAAATCCATCGGCCCCTGCAACTTGGCTGCGTGGGTCTCTGGCATCAGCTCGGATTTGAGCTTGTGCGCGTAATCGTTCCTGATGGAGCGAACAGCATCAATAGCCTTCATCTCGGCCTCGCTAATCAGGCCGATTGCGAAGCTCATTTTGATGCGAGCGGAGAAGGAGCCGAGCGGAGCGTTGGGGCCCCCGTCGAGGATCTCTTGAGAGACTGGCGCCTCGACGAAGTGCTTGTACAGCAGGCGTCGCAGCAACTCGTCCAGCATGGCGCCAGCTACCAGAACAATCGCGCGTACCGAGCCCTGGAGCTCGGCCTCAAACTCGTCGGCAAAGGCATTTCTGTCATCGGCCGTGATGGCCGAAGGGATGGATTTCTTCGCCACAAGCTAGCTCCGATCGAGACGCGGCTACAGCAATCCACCGTCCGGAAAGGCGGGGGCCAGGGTGCTTGCAACACCCTGAACCGCGCGGGGGCACCGCGCATGATCGAAGCCGGCCGTATCCTCGGCCATCCCGCCACCGCCGTCGCGGTGCGGGGAAAGTCACCCTCACAGATGAGCGAGTTGTTGAGACCGGCCGCGCAGGCCGGCGATGTTTGGACGCTTGGTAAACACCGGCTTGTCTGCGGCGACGCGACTGATCCGGATGATGTCGCGGCCGCACTGAATGGGCACCGGCCGAACCTGATGGTGACCGACCCGCCCTACGGCGTCGCCTACGATCCGGAATGGAGGTTGAAGGTCGGGAAAGGTGCGTTTGCGACCGGGCCGATCGCAAACGACGATCGTTTCGACTGGCGTGAGGCTTGGGTGCTGTTCCCAGGCGACGTTGCGTACGTCTGGCATGGGGCTCTGAACGGTCCTGCCGTTGCAGAGAGCCTGAAGATCTGCGGCTTCCTCCCCCGTGCGCACATCGTCTGGGACAAGGGCCGGCTGATCATCAGCCGAGGGCACTACCATTGGCGACACGAGACCTGCTGGTACGTAGTTCGGAAGGGGCGCACCGCGAGCTGGGCGGGCGATCGAAAACAGACGACGCTCTGGCTCGTGCCGCACCGGAAATCAGAGACTGGACACGCCAGCCAGAAGCCGGTCGAGATCATGCGTCGACCGATCTTGAACCACACTCGGCCGGGCGAGCGCGTCTATGACCCATTCGCGGGCTCAGGGACCACGATCATCGCCGCTGAGGAGGCAGACCGGATCTGTCATGCGATCGAGCTGAACCGGGCGCACGTCGAGGTGGCGATCGCGCGTTGGGAGGCAGCCACCGGCCAGCGTGCCGTGCTCGAGCGCCGCAATGGCTGATCCCCAGCCTCAACGCGGCTTCAAGACGCCGCCAGAAGTCACCTCCTACCTCTCGGAGAAGGGGCTGCGGCCGGCGTTCTCCTGGCAGGATGTGTGGGGGCAGGAGCACGCCTACGCCTTCACCGTGGCGAAGGCGACGGAGCTGGAGCTGCTCACGTCATTCAAGACGTCGATCGGCAAAGCGCTAGCTGAAGGTCAAGGCTTCGAGACCTGGCGAGATGGTATGCTCGACGAGCTGCGCCGCCTTGGCTGGGCCGGCCCCCGCACCGTCAAGGATCCGACAGGGAAATGGGGGCCGACCGAAGTCGACTTCTCGAACCCGCGCCGGCTGCAGACGATCTTCTGGAGCAACGTCAACACCGCCCGCTCAGCCGGGCAGTGGGAGCGCGCCCAGCGCACCAAAGCGGCGCTGCCCTACGCCCTGTACGTTCGTACGTCGTCGACCGATCCACGCCAGGAGCACCTGGGCTGGGTCGGGACGATGCTCCATCTCGACGACGAGTGGTGGAAGACGCACTGGCCGCCGAATGGCTGGGGCTGCAAGTGCACCGTCCGGATGATCACGGGCCGCGAGCGCGACCGCCTGCTGACGGCCGAGGCCAAGCCCGGGGGGATCACGTACCGCGCGGTCGCGCCCGACGATGGACCGCCGCGTACCTTCGTGAACAGGCGCACCGGCGAGGTGTCCGAGGTGCCGGCCGGCGTCGATCCGGGCTGGGGCACGAACCCCGGGCTCTCGCGGGCGCAGACGTTGGTCACACGCCTGACGGAGCAACTGTCGGCCGCCGGCGAGGAAGACGCGCGCTCCGCGATCGCGGCGATCGCCGCCTCGCCCATGCCCCGCATCATGGCGGGGCTGCCAGAGCCGGTCTTCCTGCCGGTAGCCGTAGCGCCTCGGGCGCTGTCGGAGGGCATCGCCGCCGGCGCCCAGATCGTCGAGATGGACGCGAAGGCCCTGCAGGCGACCGCGAATGCGAGTGGCACGGATATGGGGCCGAAGCTGTTCGCCCGGATCCAGGAGACCCTGGATGCCGGCACCGCGACGCCGGGTGGTGATGACGAGCGGTCCGTGGTCGCCGAGCTACCGGATGGGCTCTGGAATGCCGCTGTCCGCGGCGCCGATCTCGGCCGGCGTCTGATCCTTTCGGCCTTCCGGCTCGCCCTCGCGCGGCGGTCCTGAATTGAACCCCGCGAAAATTCGCCCGCTGGCGGCCTCGTCGGTCCGAAGGCCCATTCCCCGGCAAAAATCCTTGAAGGCGGAATTGAAGGCCGTCTGACGATCCTGGGGGCATTTCGCAGGCAGCGTCCGGTGCTATGGTTGCGTCGGGCACCTGATGCGACCCTGGGGAAGCACATTCCCCCGTCTGCAATCCCACTGAACCGGCCACACGGTTCGGGTGACCAAGCGCTCCACCACCTCTGACCTGATCGCCATCGGCGTCGTCGCCGGCGAGGTGACGCTTGCCGCGGCCGGCGCTGCGCCCGAGTGGATCAAGGTCTCGCCCCGCGGTCCGGTGAAAACCCGGGATGGCCGGACCTACAGCTTCAATCCCGAGACGCTCGCCGCCCGTTTCGACGCGGACAAGGTCGATGTCCCGGTGGACGTGGATCATGGCCTTGCGCTGCGCGCCACCAAGGGAGAGCGGGTCGATGCGGTCGGCTACGCGGCCGCCCTACAGGCGCGCGATGACGGCACCTACGCCCGGGTGAACTGGCTCGATGGCGGTATCGCCGTCCTGCAGGCGAAGACGCACCGCTACGTGTCTCCAAGCTTCTTCCCCGACGCCGCCGGCGACGCCGTGTGGCTGCACTCGATCTCGCTCGTCGCGGCCCCGGCGCTGTCCATGCCGGCCCTGCTGCACGCGCTCGGCTACTCGGAGAGCCCCATGAAACAGATCGCCAAGTTCCTCGGTCTCGCCGAGGACGCCGACGAAGCCGCGTGCCTGGCCGCGCTCCAGACCCGAGAGCAAGGCGCCGATCAGATTGCGGTCGCTCTCGGCCTGAAGGCCGGCGCCGGTGCTCCGGCCTGCCTATCGGCGATCGGCACGATGCGAAGCACCGACGTGGTGCCGAAGACGCTCCACGAGCAGACGGTGGCCAATCTCTCGGCGGCCACGGGCCGGATCGAGGCGCTGGAGAAGGCCTCCCGAGACGAGAAGGTCGAGCAGCTCCTGGAAGGTGCGGTCAAGGATCGGAAGATCACACCGGCCCAGCGCCCCAACCTGGCGGCGCTCTGCGCCACGACCGAGGGCTTCGACCAGGTCAAGGCGCTGATCGCCGCCTCGCCCGCCCTGCTTCAGGCCTCCGGCCTCGACGGCCAGCTCCCCGACGACGGTTCGGCCGGCCACGACCCGGTGACGCTCGCCGCCAAGGCCCGGACCATCCAGGACGAACGCGAGAAGGCGGGCGCCCCGATCTCGATGGCTGAGGCCGTCGCCATCGCGTCGAAGCAGAAGGCTTGAGGCGCGCCGCGCCCGGTCCGGAGATCTGAGGGGAGTTCCATGCAGGACGGTTTCTACAAGTCCCGGCGCGCGGCCAACGCCATCGGCGCCAACCTGCTCGTCGCCTACACCGGCAACGCTGACGAGGTCGCGCTCGCGGTCTCGGCCAACGCGCCGATCGCCGGCGTCAACGACAACATCAACGTCCCCGCGGGGCAGCTCGCCGACGTGCAGATGACCCAGCTCGGCGATGTCCGCTTCGGCGCCGGCGGCGTCGCGCCCGGCGATCCGGTCACGGCCGACGCGCAGGGCCGCGCCGTGAAGGCGGTGAAGCAGGCCGGCGCCGTCGTCTACGTCGCCGGCATCGCCCAGCGGCCGCAGCTGGAGGGCGACATCGGCCCAATCCTGCTCGCGCCGTCCATGATCGTCGGCTGACGGCCGGCCCCGCCCTCCCCGCAACGCGAGACCCGCACCGATGGCCCCCCGTCCTTTTCCCCAGAACCCGATCCTGACCGCGGTCTGCATCGGCTTCCGCAATCGCGACATGATCGCCGACCTGGTGCTGCCGCGGATCCCCGTCATGGGCGAGATCTACCGCTTCACGCGCTACCCGATCGCCGAGATGTTCACGGTGCCGAGGACGCTCGTCGGCCGCCGCGGCCGGGTCGAGCGCGTCGAGTTCACCGGCACCCAGGACGAGGGCAGCACGAAGGACTATGCGCTTGAAGACGGGATCCCGATCTCGGACATCAACGCGGCCGCTGCCCAGCGGACGGCAGGCCTGGGCAACTTCGATCCGGAAGCGCGCGCGGCCGAGGGATTGACCAACCTCCTGGAGCTGGATCGCGAGGTCCGCGTGGCCGGCATCGTCCAGGATCCGAACAACTATGCGGCCTCGCGGCGCCTCGTGCTGTCGGGCTCCGATCAGTTCTCGGATCCGGCCTCGAAGCCGATCCAGGTGTTCAAGGCGGCCTTCGGCGCCACGCTGATCTACCGACCTAACACGATCACGATGGGCCGCGACGCGTGGTCGGGGCTGTCCTCGAACCCCCAGCTCGTGAACGCCGTGAAGGGCAACGTCACCAGCTCGGGCATCATCACGCCCCAGGAGTTCGTGAACCTGTTCGCCGGCGAGGGGCTCAAGCGGATCCTGATCGGCGAGAGCTTCGTCAACACCGCGCGGCCGGGCCAGGCGGCCAACCTCAGCCGTGTCTGGGGCAAGTCGATCGCGCTGCACTACCAGGACGATCAGATCCGCCCCGAGCAGGGCGGCGTCACCTGGGGCTTCTCCGCCCAGTACGGCACCCGCGGCTCGGCCAACTGGCAAGACCGCGACGTCGGCGCCGAGGGCGGCAACGTCGTCCGCGTCTGGGAGAAGATCGACGAGAAGGTTGTGGCCCCCGCCGTCGGGTTCCTCATCCAGAACGCCGTCGCCTGACGCCCCCGCCACACTTACCGAGGACACCACCATGGCAGAACCCAGGTCCCCGGCGGGTCGCGCGGCGGCAGCCGCAGCCCGCAACCCGGCCGCCCCCGGCGCAGGTCCGGCCCCCGACGCGCCCGTCGCAGGCGCCCCCGCCCCGGGCGGTCCGACCGCGGATGTACCCGGTCCGGGCGCGGCTGGGACAGCGGCCCCGGGCTCCGAAGCGGCCGACCTGGCCGCGGGCGAAGCGGACGCCGCACGCATCGCTGATCGGCTGGGTCCGACCGATGCCCCGCGCGCCCGCAGCTTCGCCGAGGCCGCCGCAGCCTTCATCCACCGTGACGTGCCGCTGCTCGATGGCGGGCCGGGCGTCGGGGCGGCCCGCGTGGCAGAGCGCATCCCCGAGCGGTTCGCGAGCCGGCCGATCGGCACTGTTCGCGAGGAGCTGGCGCGCGCCGAGGTGCTGGAGCCGCGCGTGCCGCCGGTCACGAAGGACGTGCTCCCGCGGAGCGAATTCCGGGTCGATCCGGACACCGTGCCGGGCCATCGCTACGCCACCGCTGCGGCGCAGCTCCGGCGTGACGGTCGGACGTATCAGCCGGGCGTGGATGTGCGGGTGGACTTCCGAGCCTACTCGCAGCTCGTGGCCGTGGGCGCCATCGTCGCCGACCCGTGGCACGATCTGCCCCATGCGGAAGGACCCGAGGAGCTGCCGGCCGATCTCGCCGGCGGCCCGAAGGTCTAGCGAGCTGCTGCGGGGTAGCTCAGTCCGGTAGAGCTTGGGGCTCATAACCCCGTAGGTCGCCGGTTCAAATCCGGCCCCCGCGCCAAGGAATGCCCCCATAGAGTGAGTGGGGCGAGGGCCCGAGATCGCTCGCACGATGCGTCCCTCGGCACGGCGGCGTGGCCGCTTGAAGAGCCCACGACAGAGGTCAGGAGCCGGCGTGCGGTGCTCTGGACCACCACGAATACTGAGGGCCGGTACAGGCGTCTTCACGCCCAGGGCCGGCCACCCGCGGGACACGTAGTGCGTCCCCGCGGGCAGTAGGGGCGCACTACGCCCCGGCCGGCGGGACGATGCTTCCCGCCGGCTCCCCTTCATTTCACCGGAGACGGTCGTGGCCGACGCGCCCACCTTCGCCACCCTCCAGGATCTCGCGACGCGCTACCCGCGCGAGCTGCTGACGCTCGCAGCCGACGAGACCACGGGCATTCGCGACGACGCCCGGATCCTGGCGGTGCTGGGTGATGTGTCCGTGGAGATCCGGTCGATCCTGCTGAAGCGCTACCGGCGCGCCGAGCTGGAGAACCTGGATGATGACGCGCGGAGCACCCTGCGCGTCTACGCCATGGACATGGCGCTCTACCGGGTCTCGGTATCGTTCTCCCGTTCCTCGGATCGCTACAAGGACGGGTACGACAACGCGCTGAAGGCTCTGCGCCGCCTCACAGACGGCGACGGCGCTCTCGGCGTGATTGGCGGCGATCCGACGCCCGACCCAGCCGAGGACGGCACGGCCACGGCTGACAACGGCCGGGTGCTCATGGAGAGCAACGAGCGCCTGTTCACCCGCAACCGCATGCGGGGGCTGTAATGGCGGCCGCCGGCGTCTCCCTCTCGATCGACGCGCACTCGATCGACGACGCGATCGCGCGCATGCGGCCGTTCATCAGCTTCGATCCCTCGGGGCTTATGGAGGAGATCGCCGCGCTCGGTGAAAGCCAGACGCGCCGCAGGCTGACCGATGAGAAGACGGCCCCGGACGGCACGCCGTGGGCGCCGAACCGCGCCGGCACGGCGATCCTGACCCAGACCGGCCAGCACCTTCTCCAGTCGGTCGCCTTCTACGCGTCGGCAGACGAGGCGGTGTGGGGCGCTGGCTGGGAGTTCGCTCACATCCACCAGGACGGTGCGGTCATCAAGCCGAAGACGGCGGCGGTCCTGCGCTTCAAGACGCCCGCCGGGAAGTGGGTCTCGAAGAAGAGCGTCACGATCCCGGCGCGGCCGTTCATCGGTCTGTCCGTCGAGAACCGCGCCGAGATCGAGGACCTGGTCAGCGACCATTTCGGGAGGCTGATGCGGTGACCATCGCCCCCGCCACCCTCTCGCAGATCATCGCTTCAACGCGGTTTGAAGAGCTGCGCAAGGCGATCGTCGCCCAGCTCGGCGCGCTGCTGCGCGGCGTCAACGTCGTCGAGCATCCGGGCAAGCTCGACATCAACGATGTGGTCGAGAAGGCGATCGTGCCCGCACCGGGCGTGGCGATCGGCTGGAACCGGATGCGCGCGCCGCGCGACCTCGGAGGCACGTTCTGCCTGCCGATCGACTTCGTGGCCTTCATCGTCGCGGAGGATTACGGCGACACGACCGCCACACCGCCGCGGCGGGTCTCCCGTGATGTGGTGGCCAACGCGATCGGCTCGCGCCTGCTGCTGATCCTGTCCGATCCGGACACTGGATCCTGGGGGCTTACTGGCCTCACGCCGCCGGCGACGGAGCCCGAGCCGGACATGCGGCCCGTGTTCACGATGAAGACGGCCGAGCAGGCAACGGCACTGTTCGCAGTGACCTGGACCCAGGGACTGATCCTGCAGGGGGTGTCGTTCTTCGACAGCCCGACGCCGGGCGTCGCCGCCGATCCGGCCGATGGACCGCCGGATGGCCTGATCTTCGACGTCGACCTGGAAGACGAGCTGCCGACCGAGATCCGGGCGCTGATCACGCGGGAGGAGGTGCCGTGAGGAACCTCGTCGCCGACAGCATCCGCCAGCTCGCCCGCCGAACCGCGCAGGCCAACCGGCGCCTGGCGCTCGTCGACCTCACCGGCAAGGTGAAGGCCGGCAGCCAGGATATGGAGAAGCGCACGGTGCGCCTCATCCTCGGCAAGACGGCGGACGGCCAGGAGATCCTGTCGGCGCCGGTGCGCTGGGAGGCGTCGGGCGCCGGCGCCCTGAAACAGCACGCCACGCCGAAGGACGGCGAGCAGATGACGCTGCACAGCCCGTCCGGGACGGTAGGCCCGACGAGCCTCGCGCGCTGGGGCACGTACGACAAGGACAACCCGCCCCCGTCCAAGAAGAAGGACGAGGCGGTCCTGGAGTTCGGCAAGGGCCGGATCACGATCGGCGAGAAGTCTCTCAAGATCACCTTCGGCGACAAGAGCGGCTTCGAGATCTCCGAAGACGAGCTGCAGATGCTCGGCCGGTTCAAGGCCAAGGGGGGCTCGCGCCCAGCTCACTACAAGGGCGGCAAAGACGATCGCGGCGATACCGCCGTGGACGGCAACGACGACGTGCTGATCTGAGGAGGCCTCAATGCCAGATACCGAAACCTACACCGTGACGAAGCGTGCCGGCCCGCGGGTCGCCGGCCGGCCGGCGAAGGCGGGCGACGAGCTGCAGCTCACCGAGCTGCAGGCCCGCTCCGAGGTGCTCTCCGGAGCGCTCGTGAAGGGCAGCAAGGCCGACGCGAAGGCGAAGGACGGCAAGGACGCGTTCGCGGGCTCCGAAGAGCTGCGTCACATCCAGGCGCGCGCTCGCGGCCTCGACAAGGCGCCCGAGCCGGCGGCCGAGCAGACGGAGACGAAGGCGAGCGGCAAGGCGACGAGCGACGGCGCTTCGAAGCCGTCGCCGGCCCCGGCCGCCGGCGGCCAGGGTTCGGCCGGCGGCAGCGCCGGCGCCGGCTCCTGATCGCCTGAGAGCTGGACGCCGAACCGATGCAGGCCGTGCGCTACAGGAGCGGGATCGACGCCAGGACCGGCCGGATCATTTCCGGCCAGGTGCATCTGGCGCAGTCGCTCGCGAAGATCTGGCTCACCAGGATCGGCGAGCGCGAGATGCTGCTCGACTTCGGCACGGACCTGCGATCGCACCTGGCCGAGGACGTGACCGGCGCGCTGGCGCTGGAGATCTACGATGATCTGACCACGTCCGTGTACCGGAACGAGCCTGAGTATCGCGTCGCCGAGATGCAGCTCGTGAGCCTCACGCGCGTCGGCGGCCTCGGCCTGCGGCACGGTGGCATCTACTACCCCGAGGGGCGCTTCGGGAATTACGCCCTCCAGGAGAAGTTCGGCGGCGTCGCCGCGCTGGCCCGCTACGAGAACGTGGCGAGGCGGCTGCAATGACCGGCTACACCGCGGAGACGCTCGATCTCTCGCGCCTGCCGGCGCCGAGCCTCGTCGACGCCACGTACGCGACGATCCTGAAAGCCCGGCTCGACCACCTCGCCGCGCTGTGGGTGGCGCGGCAGGCGGTCGACCCGACGCTCCGGGACATCGAGCTGCTGATCAAGAGTTCGACGGAGGTGCTCCTCACCGAGGAATACGCCGCCGGCGACATGCTGCTGCGGCAGGCGATCAACGACGCGGCCAACGCCCTGCGGCTCGCCAAGTCTGTCGGCGGCGACCTGGAGCACCTGACCGCCACCTATCACGGCACCACCCGCAAGCTCATCGTCTCGACGCCTGCCGGCGACATCTACGAGAGCGACGACGATCTGCGCTCGCGCGCCCAGCTCGCTCCCGAAGCGCTGGCCGACATGGGGCTCACTCCGGGCGGCTACGTCTACAAGATCCGCACCGCCTTCGCGGATCGGATCAAGCACGTCTTCCCGATCAACCGCGGGGCCGGCCGCGTCGAGCTGCGGGTGCTGGGCCGGGACGGGGACGGCACGGTCCCGCCAGCGCTGATCGCCGAGATCATTGCGGCCTTCCAGATCGAGGAGGGCTCGCAGACCACGGACGTGCTCACCATCCTGTCGGCCGACGTCCCACGCGTCTCGGCCGACGTCACCCTGTTCCTGCCACCGGGCCCGGATCCCGACGCCGCGAAGGCGCAGGCCGCCGCGAACCTCGCCGCCCTCGGCACCGCGCTCCACCGCATCAACGCCCCGGTCTACCGCGAGGCGCTGTCGACGGCCGCGCATGTCGGGCCGGCGATTACGGTGCGCGTCAATGCGCCTTCAAGCGACCTCCTGCGCGCGCCCGAGGTGGCGCCGTACCTCGCGCCGGACGCCATCGCCGTATCGCACGAGGTGCTGTCGTGAGGGTCTACAGCACCCTGGACACCGCGGAGCTGACGGCCGGCGCCAGCCAGATCCCGGACTGCTCGCAAATCTTCGAGCTGCTGATATCGCAGACCAACGCGACGCGCTTGCCGACGCTCGCTGAGCTGGTGGAGTTCATCCGCACGCTCTGGGATCCATGGACCTGTCCGGTCTCCGAGCTGAAGCTTCTCGCCTGGGCTTGGTCGGTCGACGTGTTCGAGGAGTGGTGGCCGGAGCCGCGCAAGCGCCGGACAATCGCGGAGAGCCGGCTCTATCACTCCCGGAAGACGACGACTGCCGGCGTGCGCATGGCGCTCGGCTATCGGGACGCCAGCCTCGTGCGGGTCAACACCCCGCGCATGGGCTTCTTCGCCGATGTGCCGGTCTCGGCCGCCGACGAGGCGCGGTGGCGCGCCGGCCTCCCGGAGATCCGCATCTACGATCCGGCACCGGCGGTGTTGAAGCGCCGCCGCTGGGGTTTCGCCGCCGTCAACCTGATTGCCCGGGCTGACGCGCGCCTGGCGCGCACCGCGGTCCTCGTCCGCGATGGTGTGGAGACCGCGCTGCGCGTGATCCCGCTGGGCGATCCGGAAATGCAGGGCGAGCGCATCGTCCTGCCGGTGCCGCGGGTCCCGGCCGGCATCGTCGGGCGCGGCGGCCGCTTCATCGTTGCCCCGGTCGATGTCGGGGTGCGGGTCCTGGCGATCCGGACCGGATCGGGCGACGACTTCTCCCGGCCGGTCGCGACCGCTGGCGACGTGGGCACCTTCGTCCAGACCCGAAGGCGCCAGGTCGACGGCGCGCATGTCGCGTTCACGGCGGCCGGCCGGGGCGGCGGGCGCTTCGCTGCCCCCGTCGTCATCGCCCGCGGCTACACCGCTCTGAGCTTTTCCGACAGCCCGGGCCGGCGCGCCGCGCGCGCGCCGCTCAACGTGGTCGGCAAGTCCCGCGTGATGCGGGACCCGTACACGGCGAACTTCCTGGTGGACTGGCACCAGAGCCGGTCGCGCTCGCGCCTGCCGGCGATGACCCGCGTGGCCGCGTCGTCCGAGCCGGTCGCTCGGCGCCTGATGGAGGCGGTGGTCGACGCGCAGGCCGCGCGCGACCGCGACACGATCAGCTTCAGCGCCACCCGGCGCCTCACCTATGCCGACCTGCGCAGCCTCCAGGCCGGCGCACGCTACGGCGACCGCAGAGGGAACTGACATGCATCGCGTTAGCGTCGAGACCGCCCAGGGCGTCACGCCGGTCGATTTCGACCGGATGGGCCAGTTCCCGCAGACCGCACTCGGGGATGCCACCCGGGACATGCTGTACTCGGGCCTGTGTTACGCCGGCCTCCAGGTCACCCCCTCGGGCGGCGTCAACGTCCAGGTCGCGCTTGGCCGGGTCTACAGCGGTGGCGATCAGTACCACCTGGAGACCGTCCAGGAGCGCTCGATCGCAGATGCTGGCGTGCCGACGATCGCCGGCTCTTCGGTCATCCACCTCCTGGTGGCGCAGGGCCAGGAGGTCGATGACAACTTGGAGAACCGCTACTACGAGCGGGATATCGACCCGAACAATCCGAACGCCGGCACACAGCAGACGGTCGATGACGCCTACCGGGTGAAACGCCGGAAGGTGGTGGTCACCGTGATCCCAGGGACGCCCGGCGTTCGGCCCGTGGCGCCGGTGGCGCCGATCGGCTCGGTGGCAGTAGCCGAGATCCTGGTTACCACCTCCGGCATCCAGACCGTCACAATGCGCGATGATACCCGCGCGACCCGGCTCGATGCGGTGGTGGCGCAGCAAAAGGATGTGCTTGCCCGGCTCGATCTCCAGGATCAGGCGATCGCCGGCCTCCGCATCGACTTGGCGGCTGTGCGCGCCGACCTGCTAGCCTCGGCATCCGCAGCGTCGCTTGCGGCCATGCAGGTCGATATCGCGCTGATTAAGGACAGCCTCGATTTCCCCGACGACGGCTCGCCGTACTGGGCAAACCGCTTCCTCACCTTGAAAGAAAGCGCCTACGACATCGCCACTGGCGTCGGGCATCCGGATTGGGATGCGCGGGTGTCCGAGGGCATCCGCTTTCCCGACGACAACAGAGATGAGTTCCCGCTCTCGGTCTATGCGGTGAACGATCCGAACCTTCGCTACGCTTCCGCCGGACTGATCTGCCCGAAATTCACTGAAGTGCCGGGGATCGTTCTCGATAGCGCCACCGGCGAGATGCCACTTGGCGGCGTGGTGAGCACGAACCTCCAAGTCGAGCACCTGACGCAGTCTCGGGAGCGCGTTCGCTATGGGACGCCATACACGGTCTGCAACAACAGCCAATTCTGGGCTTCGGGCAAGTTCGATCCGATCTCCGGCATCTTCACCTCGGCGACGGGTGAGACCTACAAGGCGGCGGCCGAGCTGTACTCCTACGATGGATCGGCCAATCACCAGGCGATCCGGGTTCAGCAGTTCTGGAAGGACGAGATCGAGGTTCCTTACGATAAGTACGTCGCGCACCAGTCCACGATCTCGGGCGTGACCAAGGCGCAGACCTTCCTGCAGCACCAAGAGCGCTGGATTACCCGCTCTTGGCTCGGGATCAAGCGCTGGGGCGCGGGTGCGGCGATTACCGCAATCTTCTGCGAGTGCGACAGCGAGGGGCGCCCAGACCCGACCCGCATCTTCAACTCGGTCAGCATCGACGCGACCCAGTTCCAGGTGTGGCCCGCCAAGACGTACTTCACCTATGACAAGCCAGTGTTCACCGCGCCGCTGGCGGCTAACAACGGGCGGGCTCGGCCCTACGGGACGATCTGGACCACAACCGGCGACGTCGACGTGGTCACGGCAGACGGCCAAGCGTTTCTTGGCGGCAACCTGTTCACCTCGACGGACGGGATCTACTGGGACGGCGACCTTACCCGGGACATCTGCCACGGGTACGACTTCGCGAATTTCGACATCACCGACATGCCGGTACGGCTCAAGGGCTGGAACCTGTCCGGTGGCGTCGAGGCGATCGACGTGCTCGCTCCGATGATCACCCCCGGCGCAGCCTCTGCGACCTTCCAGGTCGGCGTGAACGGTAGCTGGCGCTCGCTCGACGCTTCTGAGAGCGGGGCTTCGTTCCTCAATGGCGTCCAGGTCGGCTACGACGCGCAGGTGCTGCTGCGCGGCACCGAGTGGGGCATGCCGATCATCGACACGGCCAACAGCCGTGTCCGGCTTACCCGCCCGAAGGCGCAGTTCACCTGGGTCGGCGGCGGCCTCGCGGCCAACGGCTATGCATGGCAGATCGGATCGGCCGCGACCCAGCTGAAGCTGCAGATGGTGGTGAGCCTCTGGGACCCAGCACGTCATACCATCACGCCGAAGCTCTACTCGGGCGCGGGCCTCGCCACAGTCACCAACCCGGCGGGCGCGCCGACTCTGCGGGTCGTGCCTGGTCGCGAAGTCACGCGGCCGGATCAGAGCTACGCCGTGATCATGGAGTGGACCTTCAATCTCGCTTCGGCGGCGAGTGCGGTTCTGCTCTGGATCCGTGGCAACACGAACAACTACAAGCTTCCGTTCCTCCCGGAATGGGCCTGCCTGCGCAAGACGGCCTGAGGCATCGACCATGCGTCGGTTCGAGAGCGACTATCGGATCAACGAGGGGGATGACGTTCTCAACAAAGAGAACTTCGTCCACCAAGACGTGGATCTGCGCCTGGATGCCGTCGAGCAGGATGCGGAGGCGTTTCGCGCGGGCAACCGCGCGGACATCGAGGCAATCCTGAAAAGCCTGGAGCAGACCTTCGGTACGCTCGCCGCCGAGATGCGCGCTCTGCTCGATCAGGCTTCAGGTGGGCTCTCGGCCGATATCATCGTGGAGACTACGGCACGGTACTTCCTGACCGATGCACGGCGTGCTGCGATCCTCTCGGATCTCCGGGGCGATGTGGATGCATCCGGCGATACGATGGCGAAGCTGCTCGCCCTGATCGTCGCCGTCGTTGGGGGGGCGCCGGCCGGGCGGCAGTCGTTGAAGGCGATCAACGATGCCGTGTTGGCCAATACGGCCACGCTGAATGCAATCACGAGCGGCGCCGATCCGACGCTCGATAGCTTCGCAGAGGCTCTGACCCGCTTCGTCATCGACGAGGGGCAGATTTCAGGCCTGATGACGATGGTCGGCAACCGCCTACGCGGCGACGCGGCCGGTAACTACAGCGACGCTCAGGTTGCGCAGTTTCTGGCCAATCTCAGGCTCGGCTTTACTCCGGTCGGTCAGTGCCGTCTGATCTATTCCAGTGCAACGCAACTCCTGCTGATGCCCTATCAGGGCAATCAGCTCTGGGTGAATGGAGCGTATCGCAAGATCCCGAGCGCGGGCGTCGCGCTTGCCAATACCGGCCTCGCCGCCGCGACGCTCTACTATGTGTATGCCTTCATGTCGGGCTCGACCCTGACGCTGGAGGCGGTGACGACGACACATGCCGTCGACGCCACTTACGGCCACGAGATCAAGTCGGGGGACGGCACGCGCTCGCTCGTCGGCATGATCTACATGGCCGGCGCCAGCGGAACAGGGACGTTCGCGGAAAGCGCCACACAGCGTTTCGTCGCCAACTGGTTCAACCGGCGCGATGTGAGCCTGTACGCCAATGGCAGCGGTTTTCAGACGGGAAGCACGACTGCGATCCTACTGACTGGCTTGACAGTTCAATTTCTGACTTGGGCGTCCGAGCCGTTTGTGGGGACCGTCGAAGGCTATGTGACCAATGCCACGGCAAACGCGGTCTCCAACACCATACCGGCTATCGACGGCGCGACGTTCGGGACGCAACAACTATATCAGACGTATGCCGCAAACTCATTTGGGGGAGTCGGCTTCGCCTTTACGCAGTCCGGGGCTGAAGGGCTGCACACCGTAACGGCCGGGATTTGGGTCAACTCAGGAACCGGCACTTGGGCGCTGACCAATACAACCCGAGTGAGGCTGTAAGACAATGCGTATCGGACCGACTTTCGTGGCTGAGTGTGAGGCGGCCGGCGTGCTCACCCTGCCGTTTTTTTGGTCGGATGAGGGTGTCGTTTTCGGCTCTGACATCTCGGACGCGGACCGTGCCCGCGTCCAGGCGGTGATTGACGCGCACGATCCTACCCGCCAGGACATGCCCGCCCTCCGGCAGGCCGCCTTCGAGACCGCGATGGCCTACGGGAACAGCATTACCGCCCGGATCACGGGCACGTACTCGGACGTCGAGGCTCGCACCTGGCCGCTACAGCGCGCCCAGGCGGACACTGTGCTGCACGGCGGCGAGCTGCCGGAGGACGCGCTCTTGCGCAAGCTCGCCTCGCGCCGCGGCATTGAGTTGGAGGCTTTCGCGCTTCTGGTGCAGCATAAGGCCGAAGCGTTCGAGACCATCGCCGATGTTGGCCAGGGTCTGCGTCTCGGCGCCGAGGGCTTGCTCGTCGAGACAATCGATACGCCCGAGAAGCTGGACGCCGCTTTCGAGGACCTGCGGGCACAGACGCTGGCGGCAGCCGCCCAGCTCGGCCTGACAGTCTGACATTCGACCCTGGGGAAGCTACTTCCCCCTGCTTCAATCCCGCTTGACGCACCACCGTCCGCCGATCCCGCGCGACCGTCAAGCGAGAGTGCAGATGTCCGCTACCACTGATTTCGTCGGCGTCCGCGTCTTCTCGGACCTGAGTGACACCACTGTTGCGATCGACACGCGTGACAGCACGGTCATTGGCATGTGCCTGCCGTGCCCGAACATGGCCACGGCCGACAAGGCACTCTGGCCGGACGACGGTGAGCCGGTCCGGATCTCGACGGACGACAGCGAGACCATCCTCAAGCTCGGGCCCGGCCTGGCGCAGGATGCGATCGCGCAGATCGCCGCCGAAGGCATCATCACCGACATCGCCTTCGTGCGCGCGCCGGACGACACTGACCTGGAGGGCCAGATCGGGAAAATCGTCGGCTCGGCCAACTCGAAGTCTGGCATCTGGGGGCTCCTGGAGGCCAAGGACGAGCTGAAGCTGGAGCCCGGCTGTATCATCGCGCCCGGCTACGACAGTCAGCGGCTGGGCGATGCCACCAATCCGGTCGCGCAGGTCATCGACACGCTGTGCCTGCGGATCATCGACTGCGTCGGCATCGTGAACACGCCGGCGACCTCGCGAGAGGATGCAGTCGAGTACGCAGAAGACTTCAAGCTGTCGCGCAACATGATCGCGATGTACCCGAACGGCCGCTACTTCCTGAACGGTCAAGACGTGGTTCGTCCGCTCTCGCCGTCTGTGGCCGCCGCGATGGTCCGCCGGGATAAGGAGGTCGGCAACCCGTACAAGGCCTTCTGGAACCGGCCGCTGGTCGGCGTGCGCGGACCCTCGCAGCGCGTGACCTATCGCGACGGTGACACCAGCTCGGACGGCAACTTCCTCGTCCAGAACGGTGTCGGCACCATCATCGAGGGCAACCTCCTTTGGGCGCCCTTCACCACCGCCACCGACCCGACCACGAAAGGCTACCGCTCGATCAAGCGCATCCGGACCCGTCGCGCGGTCGAGAAGGCGATGCTGCGTCCGCTGCGGGCCTACCTCAGCGAGGATCTCGGAGCACACCTCGTGACCTTGGTCGGACAGTCGATCGACGAGTTCTGTGGCGATCTCCAGTCACTCGGCGCGATCATCGACCGCAAGCTGATCTGGTCGAAGGCGATGAACCCGGCGGCTCTCCTGCGACCTGGCGCCTTGAGGCTGCAGCTGAAGTTCGAGGAGACGCCGGACCTCGTCGACCTGCAGGTCTACGATTACCCGTACCCCGAGGCCTTCGACGTGCTGGCGGCGGCGATCGCGAGCACGATCGGTAGCCTCGGCAACGACAAGTTCATCGCAACCGCCTGACGGCGGCCCATTCTCGCAGGAGACTGCACGATGTCCGATAGCGTGATCATGGGCGCCAACTGGTGGGTTGATAAGCTCAACTGCCGCAAGCGCATGGATTTCGTCCGGCTGCCAAACCTCAACAAGGCGCGTGAGGCCTACGTGGCCGGCGGTGGCTTCTTCCGGTTCTCGATGCCGGGCGAGATCGAAGAGCTGGAGGCGCAGCTCGGCATGCGCGGTTCGCACGAGGATGTCCGAGGCCTGTTCGGCAACGAGCCCGGGGACTGGACGACGCTCTACTACTACGAGCGCCTGCGGGACATCATGGCCGGCAAGAACCGCGGCCGCGTCGTTATCATGAAGGGGCTCCTGCAGCAGGTCGAGCAGCCGCGCATCCAGGGCAAGCGCGCCGACGTGACCACCTACACGTTCGGCTCGATCGTGACCTACAAGGACATCACGGACGGCAAGGTCGTCCACCTGATGGACTTCGACAACAACCAGCTGGTGATGAACGGCGTCAGCTACTCCGACGAGCATAATCGCCTGATCGCCGCGAGCGGTGGTGCGGCGGCTCTGGTGGGGACTGCGGCGTGATCGGGGACCCGAGCGCTGAGGATCTGGCCGCGCAGGCGATGCCGCTGTCTGACGGGCCGAAGCTCACCGTCGATGCGAAGGATATCCCGCTCCCGCCGGAGCACCTGGTCGACGAGCTGGACAATCAGGATCGGGCCAACGTCGAGGCACAGCCGGAGCTGGAAGTCGCTACCCTCGACTTTTTCGGCGACGAGCTGCCGGAGTTCACGCACCCGCTGAAGTACCCGTTCCGCTGGGAGGGGGTGCCGTACAAGGAAATCGTAGTCCGCCAGCTCAACACGGCGCAGGTCGGCGACATCTACCGGCAGGCCCGCGTGGCCAATCGGATGCCGGACCTGATGGAGGTCTACGCGGTCATGACTGGGCTGCCGGCGAAGGTGCTCCGAGCCCTTCCGTCCGTCGACGGAGATCCGGTGACCCAGGCGGCCTTCGATTTTTTGCCCCCGTCGCTCCGTCCGGGGAGCGAATAAGGGTCGAGCCCGAGGACGCGTTTCAGCTGGCGATGCGGGCCGCCTCGGGCTCGCACACGCCCCTCGATACGGTGCTGCGCTGGCCCTGGCACAAGATGCTTCTCGCTTGGGTCGAGGCCGAGGCGATGCATGAAGAGACCTGGGGTCTCCTGCTGAAGGTCTATTACCGGGAGAAGGGCTAGTGTCGTCTGGACCGATGGACGTCTCGCTCCGGGTCCGGATGCGCTACGAGGCCGGCGACGGGGCAACCCGGGCAACCGGCGACTTGGAGAAGGTCCGCGCCGCTGCCGACCGGATGGGCGCAGGCGTCGCCGGCGGCGAGCGGCTCAATCAAGGCCTGCGCAATACCTCTGTCTTGGCGCAGTCCGTCCAGCGCGACATGGCGCGTGTCGCCGCAACTGCGACCCGTCTTGGGGCGGCTGATGGCGCCGGACGCCTGGCCGGCGGCTTGAAGGATGCTGGGCAGGCCGCCAGTGCAACCAGCCGTGATCTGACGCAGCTCTCCCAGGTTGCCGCGCGCTTCGGGGCGGTGAGCACCGTCTCCTACCTCGCCCGCGATCTGAAAGCCGTTCACGCCCCCGCGCAGGCGCTTCGGACCGAGCTGGTGGCCGTGGGTAAGGCGGCCGAGGGGATCGGGCGCTCGCGCGGTCTCACCGTGCTTGAAGCCGACTTGCAGGCCGCCTCCCGTCGCGCCGACGAGTTGGACCGGCGCCTCGGTTCCGTTGGACGGCGGACCGGCGGTCGCGGGGGCGGCGCAGGCGAGCGGGGTGAATTCGCCAATGAAGCCCTGCGCGCGTCTGGCCTTGGCGCGGCCGGTCTGCGCTTCGGGATGAGCGGCGCGGCCGCCGGCGGCCTGGCAGTCGGCGCCGGCATCGCCGCGACCGCCGGAGCGACCGCGGTGGCCACACGCCAGGCGATCGACTTCCAGCACGCCATGACGGAGGTGGGCAAAGCGATCGGCTCGACCTCCGATCAGATGCGCGACTTGGAGACCCAGCTCCTCGCGCAGAGCCGGAAGACGGGGATCCGGGCGACGGAGATCGCCGGCATCGCCGCGCAGGGCGGCTACTTCAACGTGCCGCGAGATCAGATCCAGGGCTTCACGGACGTGTCCGCGAAGGCTGCGGTCGGCTTCCAGATGCGGCCGGAGGAGACCGCGGCCGCCTTCGGGCCGCTGATGAAGGCCTACAAGCTCAAGAACGTCGACGAGCTGCGCCTCGCCGGCGACGCGATCAACACGGTTGGCGACAGCGCCGGCGTGCGCGAGCGCAACATCCTCGACTATCTCAATCGCACGAGCGGCATCTCCGGGATGGAGCGCATCCCGCTCGCCAAGAACGCGGCGATCGGCGGCGCCATTCAGTCCCTCGGCGTGGCGCCCGACGTTGCCGCGACCGGCATCGGCGAGGTGTTCAACCGGCTGTCCAACGCGAACCTGCAGGGCAAGGATTTCCAGCGCGGCCTGCGCGGGATCCACATGACCGGCCGGCAGGTGAAGGCGTCGATGGACCAGGACGCCGTTGGCGGGTTCATCGACGTCCTGGAGCGGATCAACAAGCTCTCGGACAGCAAGAAGCCGAACGTGATCCGGGACATGTTCGGCGAGGGTGAGGTAGCCACCGTCTCGCGCATGGCCGAGAGCGTGGGCGTTCTCCGCGAAGCGCTGGAGCGGGTCAGCGATCCGGAAAAGTACCGGGGCAGCCTGGAGAAGACCTTCAAGATCTTCAGCTCGGACACGACAGCTTCGATCAACCGTGCCGGCGCGGCGCTGGAAGGGTTCGCGACGCGGCTGGGCCAGCGGTTCGAACCGGCCGTGAAGGCGTCGGCCGACGTGGTCGCGCGCTGGCTTGGCGGCATGACGAAGGCCATGGAACTGGCCGATCGCGCGAAGGCGCTGTCCGAGAAACAGCTCCAGGGGAAGGATCTGACGCCCAAGGAACGGTCCGAGCTGGACGCCAACCCGAAGCTGAAGGCGGAGACGGATCGCCAGGTCGGCGTCGGCCGCGAGGACGCCGAGCGCCGCGCCATCGTCGAGCAGGAGGGCCGGGCCCGGGCGCGCAACGTGCCGGCCGCCGACCCGAAGACGGCAAAGCCCCCGGCGCCACGCGAGCCGGATGAGCAGGATGCGGCGGCCGCGCAGGCCCGCGAGCGGGCGCGGCTTCGCCTCCAGGGACAGATCCGCGATCTAGACGCGGAGGTCGAGGGCCGGCAGCGCGGCGGCTTCGAGACCACGGCCGACCGCCTGCGCCTGCGCAAGCTCCGCCAGCAGTACGAGCGCCAGTTTCCAGAAGGCGACGGCAAGGCCAATGAGCTGCCCGGCACTGGGAAGCGCTCGGACCTTCAAGAGGGGGTGAAAGCCAGCCTCGCGAGCTACCATCAGGAGGTCGATCAGAGCCTCACCCGCACCGAGCGGCTGGTACGCGAGTTCGGCCGACGCATGCGCGAGGACTTGGAGATCAAGCCAAAGGTCCAGGATGCGGCTTTCCGGTTCGGTGGCGAGAACGGTGTCCGTATCGAGCGAGCCTCACTGGGCGGGGAACTGCTCGGTGGCGGTAGTGGCGGCGGTCGTTTCGGCGGGGGCGGCAGCGCGGGCCCTGGCCGCTTCGGTGGTGCCGTCCCTGGCTCTGGCGGCGGTGGCGCACGGTTCGGCGGCGGCCGAGCTGGTGGCGGTAGTGGACTGACTGGCCCGCATGTCGGGACACCCGGCGGTAGCTCGGCAGGACCCAACTTGTCAGAGGGCGCGAAAGCTCGGGCGATGCAGTACTACGCCGGCCTCCGTGCCGGTGGCCTCGATGCCGTGCATGCCAACGCCCTCATGGGCCACGCGATGCAGGAGACCGGTGGCACCTTCAAGGGCGACAGCTGGAACGCCAAGGAAAGCGCCGGTGGCATGCTGCAGTACCGCGGCAACCGACTGGCCAACCTCAAGCGCTTCGCGGCCGAGCAGGGCAAGGATTGGACGGATCCTTACGTCCAGGGGCAGTTCGCCTCGGCCGAGCAGCGCATGGACCCGTACGAGGCTAAGCGCGCCAAGTCGTTCATGGGCGCCACCGACATCGACACGGCCTCGCGTGAGGCTGGTCGGAACGTCGTTCGGTTCGGCGACGACACCGGACCGAATCGGCAGCGCATGGCTCGGGCTTTCCAGGACGGCTCCGCCTATGACGGGCTGTCCGGGCCGGCGGCAGCCGCAGCGG